TATTTTCACTGGAGTGCAAAGGAGGAATAGAAATGCTGCCGTCAATTGTAATAGGGTTATTTTGGAGTGTATGTGCAGTTGTGTTAATGATAGCTTTAGTTTTGGCGATGCACATTTTAGCAACTTTATTAAAGGAGTTAACGAACGATGAAGATTAAACGTGAAGGAAATGACAAAAGAAGATTTTTAGAACGTATTTGGTGGTATGAAGATAAAATTGATAGTTTACAGCGGATTTTAAAAGCTGAAGAACAACGTAAGCAAGGTGTCAAGGCTATCGATTACCGTAAAGAACAAATTAAAGGCGGTAATAAGGATAGTTGGGAAGCTCTGATAGATAAAACTGACCGATATAAACAAGATATTATTGACACGTGCCTTAAGGCTGTAGAACTTAAGAAAGAAGTGTTAGAGGTTATTAATCAAGTGAAGAATCCAAAATTACAACTTCTGTTAACTCTTAGATATATAGAACGCCTTAATTGGGATGTTATCGAAGAGAAGATGGAATTACCACAAAATAGTAGAAATAAATTACATGCACAAGCATTAAGTGCAATCAGAATACCTAATAATAGATAATATTTTATTATATTTTATAATATTTTATTATATTTTATAATATAATATTACCAAAGATAATAATTTATGTGCTATTATGATAGAGTAATATTTTTACAAAGTTCTCTTTTTAAGTAAAAGTATTTTTATCAGCAATATAAAAAGTACCTGTTCGCAGGTGCTTTTTTATTTTATTAGGAGGAAGATATGCAAATAGTAAATATTAACATAAACGATATAAAAGAATATGAATACAACGCTAAAATTCATACTGATGAGCAAATAGAACAAATAGTAACTTTTATTGAGCGTTATGGAAATAACGACCCAATAGCAATTGATGAAAATAACGTGATTATCGAAGGTCACGGTCGTTATCTTGCTCTTAAAAAGTTAGGTGTGGAAGAAGTACCTGTTATTAAATTAGAACATTTAACGGAAGAACAGAAGCGTGAATATATATTAGTTCATAATAAACTTACTATGAATACTGGTTTTGATTTAGGTATTTTAGAACAAGAATTAGATAAAATTGAATTTGATATGACTAATTTTGATTTTGAAAAGTTTGAGAAAACATTTGAAGAAGAAACAAGTGAATTAAATAAAGAAATTGAACTAACAGAGCTTGAAGATAAAGTAATGTTAAAAGTTGAATTTGGTTATGATGAGTATCAAATGGTATTAGAAAGACTACATGAAATCAACGAAGATAAAAGGTTAGCTTTATTAGAGGTGTTGGATGTATAACTGGAGTTTTAAAGATTATCCTAAAAAGAACGGTTTAAAAGTTTTTGGTACCTTTATTTGTGGTGGTGGTTCTACTATGGGGTTTAAACTAGCTGGATTTGAACATTTAGGTGGTGTAGAAATAGACCCTAAAGTTGCTGAAGTCTACCAACTTAATCACAACCCTAAATATTTATACAACGAAGATATAAGAGCCTTTTTAGCTAGAGATGAATACCCAGAAGAACTATATAATCTTGATGTTTTAGAGGGAAGCCCACCTTGTTCAAGTTTCTCATTGGCTGGAAACCGTGAGAAAGATTGGGGCAAAAAGAAAGTATTTGCTGAGGGACAAGCTGAACAAAGACTAGATGATTTATTCTTTGATTGGATAAAACTTGTTGATAAGTTGCAGCCTAAAATTGCAATAGCTGAG